TTCAAGGAAAACGTATTTCCTTCGTGTGCCGAACGAGTTCGAGACGGCTCATGCTGCTGTGGCGTGGACCTTCGGTTTGGAGGGTTGCGATTATAGGCCAAAAGTGGAGACATGATAAGTCAATGAACAATAAGGAACCACATCTTCAAGAATTGAAGAATTCACAACGTTTAGTGCAAGAGTATACGTTCAATTCGTGGCAGCCAGTTTACACTGTTCAAACTTTTTATTTATGTGGGATGGGCGAATTTGCTGACGAACGTTTTGAAACAAGAATAAATTTCGATAATCAAATAGTAAAAAAAACTATTACATATAGTGAAATGGACGCTCTTGAGGCTCATCTAGAGTATGTTAAACAAGAGCTTAATAACCCTAGGTTAGATCTATCATTCGGTATAAGACGTCTTTTTTAGATGGTATATAATTACCTTGGATTTTAATGAAACATACTCGCAATAAACTTATCGAATTTATAGCGGAAAGTAATCGTATAGAGGGTATTACGCGCCCGCCTACGCAGAAAGAGATTCAAGCGCACGAAATATTTCTGGAATTGAGAGAAGTAACTGTGAGTGATGTCGAAGAATTTGTCGATGTTGTGGTTAATAAGCGTTTGAGGCGGCATTTAGCGGATGATGTGGTTATAGGTGGTCATTTCGCTCCTCCAGGCGGCCCTGGCATAGAAACTGGGCTTGAAATGCTCTTAGTTGGTGTCAATACTTGGGATCTAACGCCGTTTGAGGCGCATGTGCGTTATGAGCTTTTGCACCCTTTTTTGGACGGTAATGGTCGTTCTGGCAGGGTTTTGTGGGCCTGGATGATGAAAAGAGATGGGTTGAACCCGTTTTTAAGGCCTTTTTTGCAGTCGTTTTACTACCAGGCTTTAGATAATGCAAGATAGTAGATCTGAAATAATTGCTAACCGTATTAGTATGAACGATGACTTACAATCTATTTTTGGTTGTAAGATTGTTTCTGCTTTTTATAGTTCAACTGGCGAAATTGTATTAACACTAGAAGATGATTGTGGGCGTAAGTTTCAAATCATGTTTTACTCTCCTTACGAAGGGTTAACTATTCATAGCAGCAGGAAACATTTTGTTAGCAGCGAGCCTGGTATTAGCTAAAAGGAACGAAGCTTAGGCCCGCTGCTATAACGTTTAAAAACTTAATGTTATTATAACAAATTTTGCCTATTTATTGGTTGTACAGATAAATGCTGCAAGGATAATTCTAGGATTTGTATTCGTTCATTGAGCATGTCGGAATCACCTTCAAGCTCTTTCACTTTTTGCGCTAGTTCTTCTAGAATAGCGATGATTTGTTCGCATTTTTGTTCATGTTTTAAATTGTTCATGTTCTCCGCACCGTGTCGGTCAAATAAAGCCGAGACCGGCATCTTGTTGAGCGATTACCATCAAGAACCGGTCTCGGATCCGTGTGTTCAGCGAAAACGCAACAACGTGTGCGCGCTATCACTGAACAAAAATAATATCATATGCTGGTTAGCGCCGCGTTTTAATGCTGCACAAGCACAATGATCTTTTTAACTTTTTTCTTCTTTTTAGACATGAAAACACCTTCGTCTACACGCAATTTTGCTTAAATAGGTGCTAGTAGCCCACCACCACTAGGGTTTTCATTGTATCACAAACGCTTAGGCGCGCCCTAAAATCGCTCTATTTCGCTCTATTTGTTCTTCTAAAGGGTTAAACTCTGCGGCTTCATTGTCTTCTTGAGCCTTGATTTCATCGTATAGCTCAAAGCGTGTCTGGCCTTGGTTAATTACTTCTTTATTTTTTTTTATAGTGGCCGGTTGCTTGGTTTGTTTGTTCTCGTTAGCTGCTGCCCACCACAAATGTAGTAGATCTTCCACATTTTTTATGCGTGAAACTATTTCTTTTGTTTGTTGATCCCGTTGGTAATCGTTTGATTCTTGTAGCTCGTTGCAAGAGTAATCTATTAGTATCCGCATCGAGTTTATAGCGATACTTATTTTTGCTATTTCTTCGTTGAATTCGTTAACTATTTCGGTTATTTCTTCACGTATTTTTTTCTGCCCAAAAATCATGTCATGTAATCTCCATTTTTAAGCATATTGTAACGCCTATGGCGGGCACTAAGTACTTAATAGTTGTGATAAGTAATCTTCTTTCAGTTTTTTCGCTAAAGCTAGCTCTTCCGACAGCCTTATGACCCTGGTCTTGAAAGTCTCGCCATTCAATTTTTGAGGGTTTGTTCTCATGCCTTCAATTTGATCTTCTAAATATTTCTCGTAGTACATAGGTTCTGTTTGTACAGTAAACAAGTCATGGTTGTTGCAGGGATCAGCGAATAGGATTATTACTGCTTTATCTGTTGGTATAAACCTGACTATTTTAATCCCGTTCGATGCATGAATTATATTGAAGAATCCGTTATCGAATTCTTCTTTGCAGTATTCAATTTCATGGTTGTAGGGTATTGTAAGAAATTCACCTGGGTATTCCCAATTTAGGCAGTTAGCCATTCAACAACTCTCCAATCTAAATAAGTACAAAACAAACCTTATAATTATATCATTTCGCTATTTAATATTATTTTTGCCTCTGGTAATCTCAGTGTATTATTGATGAGAATTAATATCAAATTGCAAGATAAACAAAATGATCTTGGTGATGCTAAAGGTAATTACTGCATAAGGTGTAACAGCTTTTCTGCAAGAACTGTGAAGCGTGATAATGGTGAGCTTTTGTTTATTTGCCCAATTTGCAAATTTACTGTAAACGCTAAAGAAAGTATTCGAGGAGCGTAAATGAAAATAGTTCAATTTTTGAAAACATCGCCTTGGGGTGACGTGACCCCAGCAACCCTTTTGCAGGGTATGGGCGGCCGTGAAACTGCTGTTGTCCAGTTGGCGGAGCAATGGTCTGACATGGGCCATGAGGTAGTTAGCTTTGTATCCGTTGAGAAGACTGTCCGTAATGAGAAAAAATCGGGTGGCGTATCAATCTACACTGAAGCTGATAATGTGCTTGGCGGTATCAATGCTTTACAACCAGATCTTCTCTTAACTTGGGAGGATCCAAGTATTGCCCGCGCATCTAGCGTTAGGGATTCAGCGAAGGTTATTCTGATGGGTATGCAGGTTGCCCACATACCACCTGGCGATATCATGCAGATGTGTTTAGAGGATCTTGATAAGGTTGTTTGTTTATCGGATTATGCCGCTAACGTCCTGGTTGGCGATAACAAAGGGTTTATTGGCCGTGATGATATCGCGATAATCCCGAACTGTGTCGATATTGATCTGTTCCCGGCAAAAGCACCTAGAAAGAATTCTGTGCCTACCGCTATTTATTCTTCTTCTCCTGACCGTGGGTTGCAAACCTTAGTGCATGTTTGGCCGATGGTTAAAGAAGCGCTACCAGATGCTCAATTGCATGTTTGCTATGGTGTTGAGAATTGGTTTCAGCACAGCCTATTCAGCCATTCGCGCGATGGCATGCATGCTCTAGATATACGTGATTTCCTTGGTCTTGATAGCGCTTTGCAACCTAATGGTCAGCAGTCGCCGGGAGTTAACTATCATGGCAAGGTTGGTCAAGACCAGTTGCACGAACTGATGAGGGAATCGCACTGTTTAGCGTTTCCTTGCGAGACGCAATCACCTACAGAGACTGGGTGCATCACTGTTATTGAGGCTTTAGCGTCATACACTCACCCTGTGCTCGGTTCATGCGATTGTTTACCGTCAGAATATAGTGAGGTAGCTAGTTTTGTTGACCTACCTGTTGATCACAGAGCTTATGCTGATGCTTTGATATCTGGCCTTAAAGGTGAGTTGCCTAATCAGGCCGCAAAAGTTAAGAACGGGCGTTCTTTGGCTGAGCAAAGAACTTGGGGCAACGCAGCAAAAATGTATATTGATCTCGTTGAGGGGATTATTGATGCAAAAAATAGCTGAACCATCCGTTTCACGTTTAACGGGTAGGGAGCGCCAGGCGATATCTTTATTGGCTTCAGGCAAAACTTACGCGCAGACATCAAAAATGATGAAATGCAGTGTTTACACTGTCTATAATCATGTTAATAATGCTAGACGTAACTGCGATGTTTCTACGACATCGCAGTTAATAGCTGTCTGCATTCGCGATGGTGAGATCGTTAAGCACTTAGAGGATATATTTATTACTGCTGAGGAGGCTTTAGGCCGTATAAAATACGTTTACGAATAGCTGAGTGTTTTTTGCAGGCCTTCATCTAAAGATGTTTCAATACGAAAACCAACATGTTTCTTAGCGATAGTTATATCTGGCTTCCGTATTTTTGGGTCATCTTCAGGGAGCTCTTCAAAAACAATCATCGACTTAGAATCTGTTAAATCAATAATTTTTTGTGCTAACTGTATGAGAGTGAATTCAGCAGGGTTGCCCAGATTGATTGGCATATTCATTGGGTATTCGCTGTAATCTGTTTGCATTACGTTTATTATGCCTCTGATTAGATCGTCTACATAGCAGAATGAGCGTGTTTGTGACCCATCCCCGAATACTGTGATGGGCTGGTTTTTCAATGCTTGCCTAATGAATGTTGGTATAGCACGACCGTCATTAGGTCGCATCCGCGGTCCGTAAGTATTAAATATCCGGATGATTCTAGTGTCTACACCTTGGTATCGGTGGTAGGCCATTGTTAGTGCTTCGGCGTAACGTTTCGCTTCGTCATAAACACCGCGCGGCCCGATTGGGTTAACGTGCCCCCAGTATTTTTCAGATTGGGGGTGTTCTTGCGGGTCCCCGTACACTTCGCTTGTTGATGCGAGAAGAAATTTCGCTCTATTTTCTTTTGCGTATTCTAAAGCGTTATTGGTACCGTACGAACCTACTTGGAGAGTCTGTAGCGGTAATCTTAGATAGTCGATTGGTGATGCTGGCGAAGCTAAATGAAATAGCCAGTCAATTTCACCAATTTGGTATTCTTTTTTTATCTTTTTTGTTATATCTGCGTTAACAAACCTGAAATTTCCTGCTCCTAGGCGCTCAATGTTTTTTAACGTACTTGTTTCTAGGTTATCTAAACATATAACGTAGTGGCCTTCGTTCACTAATTGTTCGCACAAATGTGAACCTAAAAATCCAGCCCCGCCAGTTACAAGTACTCTCATCAAAACACCTTTCAAAAATTATATGAGCGCGCACCAGGGGCGGCCGCGCTCATATAAATACTAACACATTTGAATTAAAATATTACCTGCACTGCCACTCCCCATCGCTAACATTTCCTTTACCAACCATCGCCCGAGCCATTATACGAATTTGAGCCCACCCGTGAGTTATTTCAGGATTTTTAGGTATACGGCCCACATTCTCTATATACACTTTTTGTTTATGCGGCGTTAAACGTATCTTTTTTGTTGTGCCATCCGAATAAACGTACAATTTATAGCTGTAAACTATACGTTTTGCCTTTCTTTTTAGCACTACTTTTCTAGTGCCGATAGACCCTACACCCCTTTGGAATGTGCTAGGCAGGAACTGCCCTAACCCGTAATGGCCTGCGTAGACTTCATCCCAACGGTATGTTGACTCGCATTCTATCCTTCTTAGTAATCGCTGATAGTTTGCACCCCACTTTCTGGATTCTTCTTTAGCGATTGTAAAAACTTTGGCGGTGTTTGGTTTGTTCCAAGGTTTGAATTTTCGCTTTATTGTTATTGTTTTTTTTGGTTTCAATATTTTTGCCGATATTATTTCTTTTTTTTCTATTTTTGCTGATGCTGTTAATGATTCTGTTAATACTAATGCTGTGATTACTGTTATTAAAATAACCGCTATTTTTGACATTATTTCCTCTTTTCGAGAAGTTACGCATTTTGTTAGAAGTTTTAAATAATCAAAATGCCTTGCGGGTGTGTTTCTATAGGCTACTCCTTGTAATTAGACAACTTTTTCACGATACAGCGTGTTTACGTGTGTTTAAATTCTCGTAGTGCATGTGCAATAACAGTCAGAAATGGCTTATCAAAAATGAAGGCAGGAAAACAATAATTGTTTGCCCACGCTGCGAAAAAAATGAAGACATTCTTTGTTACACCGCGATGAAGCGTATTCCTGCCTACGAATCGCAGACATTGCAGATTTACAAGTGTAAGAACTGCTCATGGATGTTTGCACCTACTTGCCCCACATACCATACGGAGACTATAGCCTAATGGACACTTTTGATCAACAATTTGATTTATACCTATCATCTAAAAATGTTGGTCCTGAAGCTCGTTACAAGCTTCGTAATTTGCTGAAATATTATGCTAAAAAGCCGCATCCTTTCAGGGCTTGCGTCCGTGACAACCGTAAAAGATTCGGTCCTGGGACCGAAAGAGTTTGCGCAACTTTGAAAGATATTATTCGTGGTACAACCCACTGGCGTAACAATAAAGAACATGATAAAGGCTCTGCTGGCCTCAAGAACCTATCAGAAGATAGTCAAGATAACAATTTAGTTTTAGACATCAACATTAACGACAACGTGGATGCTGGTGATAGTTTACCACAAGAAGTTTTAGACGCGCTTGATGTATTAACTGACGATCAGTTGCAAGAACTTGTAGATCTTGCTCAGCAAGAGATTGAAAGTAATGATGGATCAACCGATGAGGATGTTGTGTTAGATCAACCCTCTGATGAGAGCGGCTACACCCAGGCCGTTGATGGCGGGATGAACTGTTCTGGTTGTAGTCATTTCCATGATGGCCTTTGCTCTCTCAATGTAGCGAAAGTCGATGACCAGCATGTGTGCGATAGCTGCGATGGCGAGGCGCCTGATCAAATCGACAATGTGATGATGTCAGAACTTTACTTTTCAGAGGCTCCAGTATCTACCGATACCACAGGTAAAGGCATATGGAAAACCGTTTTGCGTACCGGCACTTGGTCGATGTCCCCGAATGGCGGTAAATCTGATCCTTTGAGCGTTGTGCGCGGGAAAGGTAAAACTACTGCTGATGGTAAAACAATATCTCTTGACGATATTGTCGACACTTTCAAGCTTTCTCCGATGGACCATGTCACGGTACCTCTTGAACACACAAGCGCTCCAGACAAGAACACTGGCTATGTGCGTGATGTTGTGCTTGAGGAGAACGGCGATAACGCGTATTTGAAGGCTTTGATTGATTTCACTGAGCCCGATATTGAGCAGAAAGTTGTTAATGGTTCGATAGCTAATACTTCTGTTGGTCTTAAGTTTGGTTATCGCAGAAAAAGTGATGGTGAGAGGTTCCCTGTTGTTCTTGATCATGTCGCTTTGACGAATAAGCCTTGGATTGATGGTTTGCCTGGTTTTGGCCTATCGGAAGTTTCAAATGAAAATATACCGGTCTTTGTGTATGCGGAGGCTGATTGTAAAAATAATGGAGGTAATAAAATGGATCCAGAAGTAGTAGATACTTCAAAAGCCGACCTTCAATTATCTGAATTGCGGGATAAAAATATTAGTCTCGCGGAAGAAAAGGATTCTTTATTGGCACTCAATAAAGAGCTTGCTTCAAAAATTCGAGAGATTGAAGTTGGTAAAAAAATAGTTCAACTCTCAGAAACTGGTTTAGGTGAACACCCAGGGTTTTTGAAGCAAGTCGAAAAAATCTTGTTAGCTGATACTGGCGAGAAAGTTATTGAACTGTCAGAAGATGGTGCAAGCTCAAGCCTTACGGCTACTGACATTGTTGAGTCTCTCCTTGAATGTATGCCTAAGGCGGATGTTCAATTGAGTGAGCAAGTACAAAATGTTGGCGCTGCAAAGCCTGCTGTTGATGCCTCTGAAGAGGTTAAGCCGTTAGCTGAGCGCACAAAAGAAGCCGCTAGTTTTATCGGTTTAAGTCTTAAAGAACAAGGAGAGTAGGTGATGGCTTTTAACTATGCGTTAACCGGTAATCATTACCGTAAAGAAGTTCTTAAGTATAGTGTTGGAGGCGAGGTTCTACGGTCATATGGCCTCGATGCTGTTAATGCGTCGATAGCTGCTGACTCCTCAGGCCGTTACGTGTGGCCTGCCGGCACAATCCTTAAGTTAAATGGCAATGCTGACAATAAAGTCGTTCCATACAATGGTAGCGGAACTATTGTCGGTGTTCTTAGTAAGTATGCTGAGCTGGCTGCAACCGGTGTTACTTCATCTAACACTCAGGTTGCTGTGTACTCAAACTACGCTGTTTTTGCTACAGCAAAAGTAGTTGGGTTCACTTTATACGCTTCTGCATTAATTTCGTCACTGCCAACTTGTCGTTGGGAATAGGGTAGGTGAATTAGATGAGTACTGCTTTTGATATTTGGGATCAGGCGGTTTTAACCGATCTGGTTACCCGACCAACAACTATAGAGTTTGAGGATACCCCGGCTCTTGGTCAGGAGATAGCGCCTTACCGTTCGATTATGTCGAGAACTGCTAAGACGATTACTAGGCAGACTAGCGCTTTCGGTCTTGGCCAGTTTAAGGCGCCTGATGCTACGCCGGCTCTTTATACTCCTGAGTCGACTTTTAGCGAGACTATTATTGAGCTTGCGCAGCTTGAGGAGATGCACCGTATTGGTGGTGAGGAGTGGCTTAAGCTGAATAGTAGTGATACCGTCACTAAGATGAGCGCTGGCGCTGATCTCGTTGAGCGAGGTAGGGTTTTGCAGCTTCGCAATGAGCGTCTTACTGAGTCGATGCGTTGGCAAGCTTTCCAGGATAATCTCACTATTACTTATCCTACTGGTTCGAGCATACCTGTACCTTACGGTTTGCCGGCTGGGCATAAGCCTACTGTTTCGACTGCGTGGTCGAATACTTCTTCGGCTGATCCTATCTCGGATATGCGTAGTTGGTCCGCTACGATGGCGACTTCGAGTGGCCATTATGGTGTGATTTTCCATATGTCTTCAACAACGTTCGATTACATTGTTCGTAATGCTACGGTTCGTAGCTTGCTTACGGCTACTGGGCGGGCGCTGTTGATACCGACGATGGATGATATCATTTCGCTGTTGCGTGATGGTAGCATGATCAAGATCTACGATAATGGTTATCGCCCTGATGGTGTCGGCACTTCACGTGGTGTGCCTGATAACCTGACTCGGTTCATTCCGCACGGCAATGTTCTGATGACAACGAATTATGTTGTTGAGGGTCGCCCAATTGCGGAAACTCTTGACGGCCAGGTTCTGATTAATGGTGGTTATAACCAGGTTCAGATTGCACAGGGTACGCAGGCTGAGGTGATTGTTGATCCTATGAGTAAGAGCCATTATTTCCGTGTTGCTTCTGCTCGTATTCCTAGGCTCAATTTCCCTGAGTGTTTCTTATGGGCAACTGTTGTCTAGAAGTATGTGAGTTAGTACAAATACCAGCACCATTAAATGGTGCTGGTATCTGTTGTTTTTCGATTAATGGAGCTAATTAAATGAGTAAATTTCGTGTTTTATTGCCAGCAGTTAATATTTTGAGAGCTTTGGATGAGTTTAAACGCCCTGATGGTTCAGTCGCTTACGAGCATGAGTCTGTTCTTTATTTGCAAGATGAGATAGTTGACGAGAATGATATTTCACCGGTTTTTTTGAAACTTTATGATGAGGGCGATCCTACAGCTATTCGCTGTGTTGAGAGGATCCCTGATTTTGTTGATTCTTCCGCTGAAAGTATTGATAGCGGGCCTCTTGATAGTGCAGTCAGTGATGATGTTTCTGAAAAAGTTACTATCGCTGATTTAATATCTAATTATGATGATTTAACTATCAATCAGATTATGGATATTTTGCCATCTTTGGATGATGATAGTGTTGAGCGTGTTAAGGCTTACGAGGCACGTTTTAAGGATCGTAAAAAGATCGCTAATTTCGAGTCGACCGTTAAGGCCGAGGTGTAGTTATTATCTATGTCGCTTGGTGCTATCGCAGATCGTGTTCGTGGGTATATACCACAGACTTATCAGGCGTTAGCTAATGCTTCATATTACGGTGAAACTTTAATACAACAGCACATTGATGATGTTAAATTTAAACTTTTTGCTACATCCGTAGATTATGGTTTAGAAGCAACAGTTTATGATCGTTACGTTTTGCGTTACGTCGGCAAAGTCTGTGCTGTTGATATTATCCCTTCCGCGATCGATTTCTGGATGGATCAGTTGCAGTCGGAGACTTTGACTGGTACCGATGAGCAGATTGCTTACCCTGACCGTATTAATGCTCTGGAGAAGACTTACGCTAAGTTGACGGCTGAACTTGATGCTGAGCGTGAAGAGTTCGAGTCATGGGTCACGCCAACGATCAGACTTAGTGGTGTTTCGCCATTGGTTGATACCTCTAATGATGATGAGGTTACTTCTGATCCTGCCGATTTCGTTAAAGAGTATGGCGATAATAGTTTGCCAATTGAGTATCGAGGGCTGTACTTATGACTTTAAGTTTCTACGGACCTGGCCCTGGTCTGGAGTTGATTGGTAGGCAGGCCCTTACCGCTCTTTTCTCTTCAGTTAACACTGAGATCGTTAACGTTTCTGACCATTGGTTGACTCTAGATCAGGAGCTTGCTTCTTTGCGTAGCGCTACTTATGCTAGCTGCATTTTGGAGCCTATCGCTAACGAGAATTTTCATTTAGGGCACCGCCCCTCGCTTTTAGAGGCGCCCATAACTTCTTACCCGAACATTTCTTGCATGGCTTATGATGCTGCGCCTGATGCTGAGCAGCCTGACCAGCTCGATAAGTACTCTAACCGTTTATATGTCGAGGTTATGGTTAAAGGTACAGAAGAGGATGGTGAAGAGGTTGTCAATAAGCGTATTCAGCGCACTACTGATGCTGTTGTGAATGTGCTTGGCCGTTTCACAGGGTTTGATGGCGCTTTCCCTAATTTGCAGCGCCCCGCACGCATTTTGATAACTGATTTGTTCGTGCGTAGAGAAGAGAAAAGTAGGGGCCCGAGATTTCTTTGGCAGAACTCAAGGATTGAGTATGCCGTCGATTCGTATATTAACCCACAAAGTATATGGTAAAGGAGGTTAGCACATGGCTAAATACAAATATGTGCGAAATCTAGGTTTGTATGACTATACAACGAGCATCACGCTTGAACGCAACGCGGCTGGCGATGTTACTAGATCTGTTGGTATTGACGGGGTTGTTGATTTAACCCCTGCTGAGTACGCAAAAGTTTCTGCGATTGCTGTATTTGAGAAAGTCGATGACCGGCAGGATGAAGAAGTTAAGAGGCCTGTTAAAGGCTCTAAAGATATTGACCGTTAGGAGGTAAATAAATATGGCTACTGATTTTTTTAGGACATCAATTAATGATGAATCTTTTGTCCGTACAGCAGGCCGTTTGCTCTGGGCCGGCATCACGGTATCATTCCCAACTAAGCTTGGGGATGTTATCAACATGTCTACTTATGAGGCTCAGACTGGTTGGAATGACCTTGGCGCTACGAAAGGTGGCATCCAGGTAACTATTAACAACACTGAGGAAACTTTTGATGTTGACCAGATCCAGGGCGACATTGATTCTCTGCCTAATGCTTGGGAAGTCTCTGTAGGTACTAACCTTGCTGAGATGACTGTTGAGCGTATGCAGATTGCTTGGCAGGGTTCTTCTATCACTACTGATGCTACTCCTGGTTCAGGTTCTGAGAAAGAGCTTGGCATTGGTGCTCCGACTACTTACATTAGGCGTAGGTTGGCTGTGCTTCTTAAGCGTAAGGACGATAAGGTCCGCGGGTTCTTTTTCCGTATTGCTCAGAGGATGCCGCAGGAGTCTAACGTCAACTTCGCTAAGACTGGCGAGCAGCAGCAGATCCCTGTTCGGTTTAAGTGCCTTCCTGATACATCGATCTCTGATGTTAATAGTAGGTTCTTCATTATTCGTGACCAGGTTTAGTTAGGTGATAGGAGGCTGAAATGGCTAAAGAGAAAATCGTTCAAGTATTTGGCGGAGGACCGTCTTTATCTAGTGGCCCATCAAGTGTGTCTGATGGTGTTGAGTATAAGGATGGTAGGCCAAAGAATTATGGCGGCGGGCAAACTATCTCTAGTTTGCGTGATGGCAACATAATGCCCGATGGTAGCGCTGTGTCTTACCCTGATAGTTACAAGACTGACGGGGCTTTCGTTAAAAGGCATGTTCAGCGTAAAGTGTCTGGTTCTGGTGATGCTAGTGGCGCTGGCTCTGTCTACACTAGTGGCAGTCTTGGTGCATAGATAATGTTACGCGCCCCGTGTAGTGGCGGGGCGCGTAATTAACTGTTGTTATGGCCGAAGAGACGATAATTGTAATTGGTGATGATAAGCTGCAACTTAAGCTGCAGTCAAAGGATCCTGCGCATAGTGCTAGGCAGATTGTTTCTGATACTGCTGATCACCTGGTTTCTACGGCTAAGTTCAAAGTTCCTATAATAACTGGCAACTTGCAACGTTCAATTGAGAGCGAGGGCCCTATAAATATTGGTGGAGGTGTTTATGCTGCTTATGTGAAAGTTGGCAAGCTCGCCCCTTACGCTAAATATGTTGAATATGGTACTGGTATTTTTGGTAAAAAAGGTTCACCAATTAGGCCTAAAACTGGTAATGTTTTAGCATGGGAGGAAAATGGTAAAACGTTTTTTGCTAATGAAGTTAAAGGCCAGGAGGGCCAACATTTTATGCGTGATTCGTATGAAATTGTTAAAAATGAGTACTTGCCGGCAAAAGTTTATATTGAAAGTAAAGAGTTAGCTGATTAGCTATTAAGGAGATGTAATATTGATGACTGAAGTCAATGACACAGTGACTGATAATGATAATAATGGTGTGGGCCACTTGGTTGAATCTACTAATGTAGTGACTGTTAAATTAAAGTATAATGGTGAGGAGCGAGTTTATACGCAGAAGAAGCTTAGTTTTATGCGTAAGATTGAACTTTTTGCTCATCTTGGTAACGCGCTTGATGCGGCCACATCTGGTGAGAATGGTATTTCTTTATCTTCTATTATCGGTAGTGGTAGCGATGAGTTTAGTGCTGATGTTTTTATTCAGGGCATAGCGAAGGTTTCTATTTTTGCTCCTGATGTGCTTGGAACTTTTTTCTGTATCGTTCTCGATATTCCTGCTGATGAGCGTGGGTGGGCTGCGGTCGCGATTGACCAGTCTACTGATGATGGTGGTTTGAGTGATGATGATGCTTTGCGGATAGTTGAAACATTTTTTGATCAGAACGCGGGTGATATCAGGGATTTTTTCGAAAACAAGATCAAGCGTCTGCGGGAACGGTGGAGGACGACGTTCGGTCAAGGAAGCAAGGGATCATCGAAGCGCTCGAAGTCTACACAGCGAACCACTCAGAAAAAGTAGAGGATATTTTAAGGTGGCCTTCAGGCAGATTCGAGGTATTTTACGAAAGTTTTACTCGCCGCAAAATTGTGGAGGATTTAACTTTGCAGAAGCTTGCGCATATCAACGCTATTCATTCGAACCCGAATTACGATCAGAAGGACGCGAACAAGACACAGGTTATTCAGGAGATGGAGGACAGGTTCCAGTCAGCTATCGACAGTTTATTCCAGGACACTACAGATGTAGAGAAACGTATGAAAGAAGATCCTTTCTTCCTTGCCGGGAAGCGCGGCATGGAGTGGATCGACGCTTACGAGACAGGGCGTGCATTGCCGGAGCGGAAAGAACATGGGGAACAACCAGACATAGATCAAACATGATGTCGCCGCTGGTGACATAGTGAATGAAGAAAAAATCAGTATTCTTATTACTGCGCGTGATGCTGCTTCGCGCGCGTTTAAGAAAGTTGAGAATTCTGCTGCTAGTTTACGCACGCAGTTTAAGCGTACGCGTGATGATTCTGATCATTTGCAGCGTTCTATGTCGGGTTTCGGTGCTTCGTTTAGGTCACTTGAGGCTGATTTTGAAAGTGTAGAGAGTAAAGTTGGTAAGTTCCGTAAGTCTTTTCACAGTACTACGGAGAGTATTCAGAACAACTTTCGCAAGTTGAAGTCCGCTTCGACTGATTTTCGTAATGGTTTTCGCGGGTTAGAAAGCGATACTAATAGGGCCAGTGAATCTTTGCACAGAATTGGTGTGCGCGCTAGAAGTATTTCTGATGATATGACAAGAGCTCGCCAATCTATGCGCGATTTTGGCGTAAGTGGGTTAGCGCTTCTATCTTTATCGCCTATTTTAACCATTTTAGTACAACTTAGCGCCCAATTGTTATCTGTTGCGTATTCTGCTGGTGTCGCCGCTGGCGCTTTAGGCGCTGGTCTTGTTGCTGCCGCTGGCCAGGCTGTACCTGTTATAGGTTTATTAGCTGTTTCTCTTAAAGGTGTTATGAACACTTTAAATGCAGTGAAAGCTGCTAATAATCAGGCGGCTAAGTCTTCTGCTAGCGTTAGCGATGCTGCGGATAAACAGGCTAAAGCTGAGCAGCGCGTTAAAGACGCTCAGGAAAGGGTTATTGAGGCACAGAAGAAACTTACTGATGCTAGGAAAGAAGCCAGGCGTGAACTTGAGGACATGGTTTTGGCCCAGAAACGTGCTGAGCTTGCTAGCCAGAAAGCGAATCTAAGTATTGAGCAGACACAGGCGAGTTTGCGTAACGCCCGTATCTCTGGCGATTTAACGGGCGCCGCTGAATCTTCTATCGATCTTAAATCAGCAAAATTAGATATTAAAGAGACACGCACTACGGAGAGGCGAGGGAAAGCTGATCTCGCCGGCGCTCTTAACGCTGGTGTTGAAGGTAGCGATAGGGTCCTTGCGGCACGGAAAGAGCTTGCTGATGCTACCCGTGATTTAGCTGAGGCTCAACGTGAAGCCGCTAAATCTTCTCTGTCGATGGCTGCTGGCAGTGATGCTCTTGCGACGGCAATGGCTAAGCTTTCTCCTGCTGAGAAGAGATTGTTTGCCGCTATCATGTCGTTGCAGGCTTCTGTTAAGCGTGCGATGGCGGGTGTTAAATCAAACATTATTGATGGTTTCACGTTCGCTGTTGGGCAGGCACAGAAAGCTGTTGAGAATATCCGTATACAGAAAGCTTTGAATAAGCTTTCTTTAGTTATGCGTGATGGCATTAAAACTATTTCGCGTGTTTTTGCTGGCTCTGAAGGCCAAAAAATATTCGCTGGTTTAACTGAGGCTGCCGCTAAAAATCTTCCTCATCTGACTAAGGCTTTCGCTAATTTGAGTCTCGCTATTGGTAGGTTGGCTATGGCTGGTAGACCATTTGTTGAGTGGATGGTTAAGGGTTTCGAGCGTTGGTCAGAGAAAATTGAGAAGGGTTCTAGGAATACTGCTAGGCTCGAAAATTTCTTTGTTCGTGGCCAGAAACATTTAAAAGCGTGGATCAACCTTTTAAGTGGTGTAGCTGACCTATTTCTTGCTATTGGTAGTTCTGGTGGCGCTGCTAGTGGCCTTAAGACAGTTACTGATATGGGTAATGCGTTGCACCGTACTGCGGATAATATTAGGGAATCGAAGAAAGAGAGCAAATCTTTCTGGGCGACAGTCAATACTTTGAACGCTGCTACAGCAAAAACTTTCAGAGCTATTGGTAAGTTAATGCTTGATACTTTTAAAGGTAGCGGTGCGCAGTCTATGGCGGCTTTTGCCGATGTTCTTTCTACTGTGCTTGTACCTGCGTTAAATAACACTTTGAAGGTTACTAGTACTTTTACATCTGCTGTTTTAAAATTTTTAAATTTGCCTGTCATTAAAGATCTAGCGAAATGGGGCGCCACGTTTATTGGTATTGCATTTACTATAGGAAAATTTATTAAACTTATAGAATTTTTAGTGGTCGTAATAAGAACTTTAGTGGCACAACTCGGTATTTTAAGAATAGCGATAGCTAGCAACCCAGTCATTGCTATTATTGCTGGTTTAGCAATAGCGGTATTATTACTTGATAAACGTTTTCATTTTCTGCGGCCAACTATAGAAGCTATTGGTGATGCTTTTAAGAAGGCTTTTGGCTGGGTTGCTAAACATGTTGGGCCTGCGCTCAGCAAAGCCGCCCATGCGGTTGTTGTTGCAGCAAAAGCTATAGGCCATGCGTTCTCTGTTATAGGTTCGGCAATAATAAAAAGCCCTATAGGCACAGCATTAAAATTCATTATTGGCCTCTTCATAAAATTTTACGCAGTTCCAGCAAAAATTTTATATGACTTATTAAAAATCACCGTTAAAGTAATTACTTCTATTGCTAAATGGATTGGCGGAGGGCCAATAGGCGACGCAATAGTTTGGATAATTAAACAATTTAAGAAACTTTACAATGCTATAGCTGATTTTCTTGGTGATGCTTATAAGGTTGAGAAACGTATTATCACTAAAATTGCTAATTGGATTGTTGACGGTCCTATTGGGGATGTTGTTAGGTGGTGGATCCGGGCATGGCGGAGAGTCTACCATGCTGTGGCTGATTTTCTTGGTGATGCATGGTCAGTAGTTAAGCGAATTGGCCGTCGTATAGTTAACGCGTTCCACAACGTTTGGGACGATGTGAAATCTGGTGTTAGTTCCACATTTAAGTGGATTCTCAAGCGATTAGACGGCTTCTGGGACAAGTTCGCTAGTGTGGTTAAAGGTGCTGCCGGGAAAGTTAAGGATGCTTTCAAGTTTGTCGCCGGAGGCATTAAAGACATTTTCACTAGCGTTTTCGAGGCGATCTACAATATCGTCCGTAAGATCATTAACGGTATAGCGAATGGCGCCGGGAAGATCGCTAACTTGCCTGGCATTAAGAAGCTAACTGGTGGCGGTATACCTAAAGACCCTATGCCAGCTTTCGATAAGGCTTTCGCTTCTGGCGGTGTGATTAAAGCGCGCCCTGGCGGTATCGTCGCAAAAATGGGTGAGGCAGGTTATGACGAAGTTGTTTTAACCACCGACCCTAAACATGCCTCTAATACAGCGAGATTGCTTGGCCGGTTCTTAGCAAAAACTGGTGTAAAACCAGATTACGAGTTCGCCAAAGGCGGGTACGTACAGGGTGCGCAGCCACCTGGCCAACCAACCGCTAGGTTGTTGGCGAATATGATGTTCGCTAGAGGCTATAACGTGACCTCTGCTCATGATGGTAAACACGCGCCTAGTTCCTACCATTATGCTGGTGGCGGTGAGGCTCTTGATTTCGGTGACTCTGTCAATAATCTCGGTTCTTTATGGAAGATTTTGTTCCCATTGCGCAGCATTTTTGCAGAGCTTTTCGGGCCGGCCGGATTGTACAAGAGCGGCCATAAAATTAGTAGCCCAGCTTTGCAGGCACAGCACGATAACCATATCCATGTCGCTACAGCTGGCTTGTCAGTTAAAGCTTTAACTAGCGGTTTCGGTGGCATCATCAAGGGCCTTGGCAATTTGCTGAAAGGTTCTGGTGTAAGCAGCGCGTTTAAGTGGATTGGCAACGCTATCAAGAATTTTGGTTCTTGGGTGAAAAAGTTTATTGGCGATGACCCTGCTAAAGAGGAGAAAGCCGGACCATTCCGGGGGATGTTAAGCACAGTATGGGGCGCTTACCGCAAACGCATTAAGGAAAGTTTGAAAGAAGCTGATAGTACTTCTATGGATTCAAGTGAAGGTTTTGCCGGTGGTGGTACTCCTTCTAAGAATTTGGTTCTTGGCAAGAAAATAATGTTAGCTTCCGGGTTCAACGCTAATCAGTGGCCTGCGTTACGCAGGCTGTGGGATGGCGAGTCTGGTTGGAATCAGAGCGCTAAGAACGCTTCCTCTGGGGCGTACGGTATCCCTCAAGCGTTGCCTGGCACTAAGATGGCCGCTGCTGGGCCTGACTGGCGCACTAACCCTGTTACACAAATAAAGTGGGGCCTCGGCTATATCCGTGAGCGTTACGGTACCCCTAGCAGGGCTTTGAGCTTCTGGAACGCGCAATCGCCTCATTGGTACGCTGATGGTGGTGAGCTGCCTGGTAGTGAGGGGCAGGCCATACCTGTTGTGGCTCATGCTGGCGAAATGATCTTAAACAGGGCGCAGCAGATGATGTTGGGTGGGCCTGGCAAGTTGCGTAAAATGTTTGGCTTTAACCCTCGTTCTGGCCATTTCGCTGATGGCGGAGAGGTTGGTTTATCCTCTTCTGATAGACGTTCTGCCACAAAATACGTGAAGAAGATCGATGATCCTATACAGCAGTTCAATAGCTTAATTTCTGACATGTCTTCTAGCCTGATGAAGGCTATTACTGGCCGTAAAGGCATGAAAGCTATTTTGAAAATTGTGCGTCAGCTCACTAGTGACGATGGGCCTGTGGCTCAATTGCTTGATTCTTTGGAGCAGATGCGAAGCAAGTTCGAGGCTTTCGTTAAGAATAAGACTTTCGCTGGTAGTGCAGCTGAATCTAGTACTGACGATGCTGAGAAACTTGATTCTCTAAACAAGAAGATTTTGAAAGAATCGAGCAAGCGTAAGCCGAGCAAGCGACGTTTGGCTCGGTTGCGTAGGCAGCGTGACCGGTTGACTGCTCCTACTGAGGTTACTAAGACTCTTGACGATACTCAGACTGCTGAGCTTGGCATGGTCGAGCTTGAGCGTGAAGGGTCTTTGCTTTCTTCTTCGCGGAATAAGACGCAGGATGATCTTTCGTTGATTGAGAAGCAGATTAGAGCTGAGAAAGGTAAGGGCAAGAAGGCTAATAAGTCTAAACTGTCTAAGCTTAAGGCTTCCCAGAAAGCTTTAGAGAATAGTTTGTCTAGCCTTGATTCTGCTATAGCTGATAATGTTGAGGCTCGTTATAATCAGCAGCGCACTATTATTGATGCGCAGGTCGCTAGCGCACAGAATAGTGCTGATAAGCGTGGCGCGGCGATCGATCTTAAGAAACGTATCGCTAATACTCTTGGCAATATCTCGTCTATACCGTCTCTGATTGATGACCAGATCAGTTCTGTGCAGTCTGAGATTACTGATCTTAAGACTGCTTTGGCTACTGCACAAAAGTTTGGTGATACGGAGATGGCGGATAAGATACAGGCACAGATTGATGATCTTAGTACCTCTATTACTGAGCTAACTACTGAGAAGCTTAGTACTGCTATTGATGTTGTTAATCAAAGCGCTTCTAACAAGTTGAGTTTGATCGATATTCAGCAGCGTGTTGCTTCTATCTCTAATCTCGGCCAAGCTAACTATACTACTCTTGGCTCGTTGCTGACCGATAAAGGCAGTGTGCTTGAATCGCAGAAAAGTTCTTTAACGAAGCTTCTGTCTGATGCTATATCAGCTGGTAACACTACTTTGACTGATAGTTTGACTCAGTCTATCGCTGATCTTGATGCAAGTATATTGGAAAATACCTTAGCTATTGAACAGAATACTGTTGCCGCGTTACAGCAAAAAATTGATGCTACTAATAAGTCAGCTAATTTCCTGGCTGGTGTATCGGACACATCATCATCAATTATTAAAGCTATCGGCGATATGATGGGCGAAACCGACACTAGCTACCTTTATGACTTAGCCACGTCTAAAGGGAACACTCTGGTTTCCCAAGGAAGTTCCCTTAAGTCTTATTTGAATGATTTCCTTGGTGGCACTTTGGATAGTTCTTTCACTTCTTTATCTGGCAAAGATCTAGTTGAAGCTGTGAATACGATTGTTAATAACACGGATCTTTCTGGAATGATCCAGGAACAGGTTGACCAGTTCTATTCATTGGTTGACGCTATTTTGCAAAATGAAGCTGCCGTGCAAGAAAATACTGCCGCTATTGAAGATCTTGAAGGCGCAATGAAAGAGCAAACTTTCACTACTAGCGCGTGGGAGAAGTTCCGTCAAGCGGTATTCAATGGTAGTGGCGGTTTGTTATCTAGCTATGATATTCCGCAGATGGCTTCTGGTGGTTTTATACAAAAAGAAGGTTTGTTCCATCTTCATGCTGGCGAGAAAGTTACACCGGCTAGCATGGTCAATAATGATTCAAATACTAATATACATGTGAATATTAATGAGGCTGGTGGGTACCCTGATCCTAATGCAATTGGGAAGATAATTGGGTGGGAATTATCTTCAAGAGGCAGGTCATAAAAGGTATAATGTTGTAATGGCGAGATCGCAATTTTCTGATACAGCAATTGATCAATACGGTAACGCTGTTACTAGTACTCTTGTAACGGTTTATAACTATGGTACGTCTACTTTGTCTACTGTTTATGCAAATGAGAGCGGTTCTACTTTGAAAGGTAACCCGTTTAATGCTAGCACTGGCTATATAGATTTTTGGGTTGAGCCTGGCAGTTACGATGTTGTAATTTCTGATGAGGGTTCGCCCGCTGCTTATACTACTCGTACTGTGCGTTTTGATGCTATTCCGGCTGTTGATGGTGTGATACCGCAAACTATTGCTGATGAGGCTGTTGAGTGGGCTCATTTCGCGACTGATCGTGAGTCTTTGGCTTATGGCGCGTTGTGCCAGACTACTGTTAGAAGTGTTGCTAACGCTGGTAGGTACCCTCCGGTTGGTAGTGCTACACCGCTTAGTTTTACTGTGAATAAAAATACTACTGGCACCCCGGATGCTTTTAATGCTTCTACGGGTATTTATACTGCCGCGTTTGATGCTGTTTATCTTGGTTTTGTGACTATGACTTATTCTATTGCTGTTACGACTTCTGGTGCTGCCCGCCCGATACTTAGTTATGGTGATGGTTTGGGTGGTAGCTATAACTTTGGTTATATGCAGTCTAATATTGGTTTTAATAGTTTTACTGGTGTGATGATGGTTCGTTTGCTTGTTGGTCAGACTACTAGGTTGTCTGTGACTACTGGTGTGACTATTGATGTTGAGGCTGGCGGTAATGCGTATAGTACTTTTACTTTGTTCCCTCTTTACCCAATTTAGGAGATTTCATGGCAAGAGCGCAGTTTTATAATGTAGGCATAGATCAGTATGGTAATGCTGTATCGACGACACGGGTCACAGTTTATGAAGCTGGGACTACTAATACTGTCACTTTATATGACGCCTCAAGTGGGTTTACATTAAAAAGTAACCCTTTTACTTCTAGTAATGGCGATATTAGTTTTTTTGTAGAGCCCGGAAGTTATGATGTTGTAATCGCAGATGAAAGTTTGCCGCCTGCTTACACAACAAGAACTGTACGTTTTGATGCTATACCCGCAATTGATGGTGTTTTATCGCAAACTATTGATGATGGGTCTATTGTGGACGATGATATATCTGATTCTGCCGCTGTTCAATACACCAAGGTCGATTATACTGGGATAGTAAAAGTTTGCGAGAATTCTTCTGAAGAAACGACTACTTCTACAAGTTATACAGATTTGGCCTCTCTTGATGTAGTTGAAGGTATAGTGTTGCCAGAAGATGGCCTGATCTTTGTTGCATATCGCGGTCGTATGAAAAATAGTGGCGCTAGCCAATCATATGCCGCTCTTTTCTTGAATTCTAATCAAGTAGTTATAGCTAAGTCTACTGTTGGTACTTTAGCGCCTCAAGAAGCCTCTGCGTCTAACGCTTACTATAACCCTATAACTACTACCACTTATGGCTTAGTGACGATCAGCGAAGTGCCAGGTACTGATACTGCTGACCCTTCAGGCAACGGCACTATTGTTGGTGGTCGTTATAATACAACATCATCATTTGGCAAAGAAGGCGGCATAACTGTAATAGAAGCTGATGCCGGCACATATGATGTAAGCGTCAAATATAAAGTTAGCGGTAACACTGGGTATTTTAAAAGTCGCAAACTTTGGGTGTGGACCCAACCTTTTACGTAGAATTTTATGCCTATTCTTCTTGAAACAATTCAGGCTAATCTTGCTGCAGGATCGGCAACAGTTGCCATGCCTGGTAGCGGCACATCGCAGCCGGGCGGGTTAGAGTGCCGTTTTCAGTACAACAATTTGGTGATGCATGACCGCCAGTATATCGATAAGATCAGGATAACTAAGATTGATGGGTTGCAGGATGCTGAGATTCGTGATAGTAGGGATGTTAACCCTGCCGATCATGGCGAGACTCCTTTCGAGGCTTGGTATGGTGGCCGCACTATCACTTTTGAGGGTAGGATAGAGGCATTTAACGTCAATAAGTTACGTGATATGCAGCAGGCTTTCCGTTTTGCATTTAGTGGTTTAAAGGAAAACCCTCTGTATTTTTTGAAGGCTTCGGCTATTAGTTATGGTGGTGAGGATATTCGCATTAATTGCCGTAAATATTCCGCTATACAAATGTCTGAGCAACAATCTAACGGGAGTAATCTTTACAGGGATTTCCAGTTAACTTTGAGGGCTTCTAAGCCTTGGTTTGAGTCAGCTAACGAGATTGAGCAAACTATCGATTTCGGGATACTTGACGAGTTCTCTTCTGATAGTATTTCTGCTTCTCCTTACTACACTTACGATACTGGTTCTGGGCTGGTTGTTTCCAATGGCGCTCTTTATGCGACTGCTGGTTCTACTAACCAGGTTTATAGAAACTCTATGGGTTATGACCCTAGTGATCTTCGTACTACTATCAAGTATTCTACTACTGGGTCTGTTACTAATTGGGAAATTGGCCAGATGCATAGACGGTTATCGGCAACATTTGGCCTGCTTTATAAAGTCCATGCGTATGGCGCTTCAAGCTATTTAAGCATTAACACTGTTAATACTGATATTACTACTTTAGCTACGTCTAGTATGTTCACGTTATCTGCCTCTACTTCGTACTGGTTTAGGACGGCTGCTAGTGGCAACATGTTGTCTGCTGAGCATTGGGCCACTGACCCTTACCAATCAGGGCTATCGGCCAGCGTAACTCTTGAAGATACTCTCTCTGGTTCTGACGTGAACAGTTTCGGTGTTGGCAGACAGGGTAAGGCTGGGTTGTTTTTCTCTTCTGTGCCTTACAATATGCCTTTTGATGATTATCGTCTTGAGCCTTTGGCTCTTAACCATCAGGTGTTAACTATTTATAATGATGGCAATTTTAACGCTAGGCCTGTTATTAGGTTGTATGGGCCTTTTGCTGATACTACGATAACTAACGAAACATATATTGATGGTGAGACTTCTTACCGTTCAATGACTATTGATGGTGGTATATCGGCTTCGACTTATTACGAATATGATGTTGCCAATAGTACGTTGCGTGATGTATCTGATAACAATAAGTTTTCGCAGCTCAATATTGAGAGTAAGGATATTGTGCTAGCCCCTGGCGAGAATAGGATAAGCATTTTGTCTAGTAGTCTTTTTGACGCGCCTAAACTCACTGTTTTTTTCCGCAATACTTGGATGTAACCGTGGGTGATTCTAACCGTAATTGGAAATTTATGTTGGCTGATTCTTCTGATATGTCGCCAATCGGTTGGCTGAAATCAGCTAGAAGTAAAAAGTTGAGTTCTATTGGTTTGAACAAAAGTGGCGCTTTGAGCTGTGTCATTAAGCTTTCTGATGATATGGCTACTGAGGTTATTGGTTACGATGTCGTTAGGTGCATTATTGCTTACTGTGATAATAGTGATGGTGTGCCTACTGCTCGTTGGTCTGGCCCTATCTGGACATCGTCGATACAGATGTCCTCTGAGGATATAACTATTAATTGCGTTGGCTGGTATGACCTTCTTAGCCACCGTGAGCTTAAGTTCAATTCTAAGTTTGTTGACATTGACGCTGGCGAGATCGCCTCAAGAATTTTAAGTGACGCTAACCACACCACGTATTTGGTGAATTTGATTGAGAATTATTCTTTTGAGGCTGGTAGCGCCGGCTGGACGGAGTCTAACTGTTCCACTACTGAGAATAATGATTGGTCAACCACTGGCGGGTACTCGCTTACTGTGACCTCCAGCAGCACGTCTGAGGCTTCTGTAGCGACTGACTACATCGATGTGACTGTTGGTTCCACGTATTCTTGCTATATCGATTTCCATACTCCTTCTACAAATTATGGGAGCACTATTAGGATTCGCGTGAAATGGTACACATCCGGTTTAGCTTTAATATCCACCGATACGCTTAATTATTCTGGTTCTGTTACCTCTGATTTAACAGATACTATTAGCGGTACTGTGACGGCTCCGGCTACAGCAGCTTACGCTATTTTTTCTGCTTCTCACACCGATTCTTCAGGCAAAAGTGTTGATTTCGATAACGCTATCTTTGTTGAAGGAGGAACTAACGGTATAGTGGCTACGCCTATCACTATTGGCGATGTTACCGCTTCTCAGACAAGAGAGATAACATTTCAGGCTGGTACTAAGCACAATGTGGCTATTGATACGCTTGTGGCGATGGAGGCAGGTTTTGACTGGGGCATTGACCCTTTAACGCGAGAAATGACGATATATTACGATAATATCGTTGGCACTATCAACGGTCTTGGTTCTAACCGTACGGATGTTGAGTTTGGTTACAACTGGGGGCCGCGAAATGTTGCTGATATGAATATTTCTGTTGATAGTTCTATTTTGGCTAATAGGATGTCTATTAAGGGTAAGTATCATACTGGTGTTGCTTATGATGCTGATTCTATTGCTTCTTATGGTTTGCATGAGGATAGTGTTTCGTTGTCTGATGTTGTTGATGCCGATATTTTGACTGCTTATGCTGGCGCTGAAACTGCTTATCGCTTGCAGCCTTTTAAGACTTATAGTTTTACGCCTTTCCCGTATGATGGTTCTGCGCGTATACCGAGAATTTTTGATGAGTATGGTATTGGTGATATTGTTTATTTAACGGCTAAATATAAGTCTGTTAGCGTTGAACGGCAACCTGTGAGGGTGTTTGATGTTTCGATTGATATTGATGAGTATGGTAATGAGAAATTGGGTGAGATTCAAACTATTGCGTCATGAGTAAGTATTTATCGCAAAAAGATTTGTATAGTGTGCTTGAGAGTTATGGCGATCGTTTGCTGCGTCTTGAGAATTTGTTGCCGGTTGAGAGTTGGACTGAGGTTGATTCTGCGGGCGCCCCTGTTTTTGAGAATTCTTGGGTAAATTATGACGGGCTGCATAATACCGCCGCTTTTTATAAGGACCCTTTCGGTGTTGTCCATTTGAAGGGTATGGTTAAGAGCGGTACTGTGCCTAGCACTGTGTTTACTTTGCCTACGAATTATCGTCCGGATGTTTATTTCACTTTCCCTGTTATTAGTAATAGTGCTATAGGCACTGTTGACGTGCTTGATAATGGGCAGGTGGTTGTGCGTAGTGGTTCTAATGTGTGGTTATCGCTTGATGTTATTAGGTTCAGAGTCGATGCCTAGTTCTGCTGACAATGGTTTTGAGAGGCGTTTGACGGCTTTGGAGGATGGGTTCACTAAATTCACTGAGTCGCGGTTTACTGAGTCTTTGGTGCATGCTGCCAGGATGGATCAACAAATAGAGAGTATGGAAAAATCAATTAATAGTATCCAGGATGAGGTTCGATCTTTACGTAGGAGTATGATCGGGTTCGCTTTGAGCATAAGCGGGTCTGCGATCGTTTTTGCTTTTACTGTTTTCGAGCTTTTGGGCAGATCTAACTAGTAGCTATACTCGTAATCTACGTTCTGCCCGATTTCGCCGCATTCTTTGCAGGTATCGGCTTCGTCAATATCTAGTGTGCACCAGCCTAGTTCTTTTGTTGCTGATGCTAACCATGTGTTGCCGTGTTCTGCACAGTTTTCGTTTGCGCATTCAAATATCATGTCGATATTTTGAAGCTTTTTGATGAATTCTGTTGCTTGTGCAGTATTGGTAAATTGCATAGATTTTTATAATATTAGCATATATAATTATAGTATGAGTATACGTACTGGTTTAGGCAGAAATCTTTCTTTTATTAGTATTAATACTGCAGCTAGTGCTGGCAATTATGGTCTCATCCCGGCCCCAAGCGGAGCGGATATCAATAAAAAAATTAAGGTTGTTTCTTATTGCCTAACGGCTAACAATAATGTTTCTGTGCAGTGGAAGTCTGGCAACACACCTCTTAGCGGTTCAATGAGGTTGTCTAACTCTGGATCTAGCTCGATTTGTATAGCTTCTGAGCCTAGTAGCCATCTTCTAGAGACTGCTATTAATGCCACTTTGGTGCTGAATGTTGGCGGCAATTTTTCAATTGGCGGTCACTTATCGTATTATCTTGAGCAGTCTGTGTCGTATTCGTAAAATGTTTGAGGAAGATTTAACAGGAAAAGGTAGGAACTTACAGTTTTTATCGATTGGGCCGCTAGCTAGCCCTTCAACTTTTAATTTGATCAATGGTGTTACTGGCTATAAGATCAAAGTTGTTTCGTACTGCGTTACGGCTGATCCTGACAACACTATTACGTGGAGAAGTGGTTCTACTCTTTTGCTTTCAGGGCCTTTGTTTCTATTAAATAATGCGCGTAATGGTGTGTCTATGATTGGGTCGCCCACTGCGCATCTTCTTGAGACTGCTGTTGGCGATGGCCTGGCCTTGCAGACGAGTACTCCTAATAGCATTAATGGGCATATCACTTACTTTTTGGAGAAACCAGTTCGCTACAGTTGACACTTGGCTGGCATGTGGTATTCTATACTGTATAAGCATGTCGTTAGCATGTTGTCTTGTAAAACGTGAGCTGTCTGGCTCACTATATCCGTGTGTAAAGGGAATAATATGTATTTAACAGATCCTGTAGTGTCTGAACCTGTGTTTGATTACGAGAATGAGACGGAATCTTATTCTGATACGTTTAGTTATGCTGTAGCAGTAGTAACAATGGATGCGTTACTAATAGCGCCTTTTCTGTTAGTGCTTGCGCAAAGTTTTATCGCTATGAAAGTTTTAGCTTTAATATGGGTAGCGGCGTTACCTATTAAGGCAACATTTTTTGGTAGGCATAAGAAGTTTTGGCTTTATACCGGTTTATCCATGTGCATGTTTTTATCTATGTTTGTTATGTTCGTTTAAGCGTTATACAAGCTGCTGTGAGCAGGCCCGGGTCGTTTCTCTATATACCTCCTAGACAACACATCATGCGGCCCGGGCAAAATCTTTCTACCTGAAATAGCAGATACGTATATTAGTGTTCGTTATTACAGTCCGAATACTGTTTGCTTTCGCTAAACCTAGTATGAGGTCTGAGTGCTCTTGCGATTTGCATATGACGTTCAGTAGTTTATGGAATGTTGGTTCTTCGCTATGGTCTTGGCCGTTGTCTTCTCTCGCCATTTGTTTCTGTATTTCAGCAAGAAATTCTTTTCCTTGCTGGGCCATCTCAACGTAGATTACGCCTTGTAAGGCTTCTAGCTGTTTCTCTATGGATTCTACTTGTTCTTGATCGTTACAGAATAGCGTTACGCTGTAGACGATATCTGTTTGTTTCTGGTAGGTTGGCATTTTCGTTCCTTTGCGTGTTTTACTTGTCGGGAACGAATATATATCACATAACGGATGTTTATGCAGTTATATTGCCAGTACGCGCTAAATTTATACTAGTATACGAGAACATCAACAGATTTTGACCGATTTAACCGATGGTTCGATTATATAATCTGCCATCTAACGTATAGGAAACTAGCAGACGAGTCAGTATGATTCTGGGCTTATCTGCTTTATGGATATTCCTCATGGCGTTTCAACCCCTGGTCCCATCACTTATACACAGAAGGGATAAGCGTGAAAATTTATAATGTTCTTGATATTGTCATAAATCTTCATGTCATGCCCATGTATTATGTAGTCGTCTTGGTCTAAAGTGTGTTGATTTTCCCAGTTTTTCAGCGGATCGAAGTCGGTGTTAGTGTTGATGATGATTAGTTTGGCGAAGCGGTTTATCTTTGTTCTGTAACGTTTCATCGCTTCGATAGGGTTGATGTCGTAGTAATCATGATCGATATCGTATATTAGAAGGAAGTAGTCAATTTTTAAGTGTTTTTTGATTGCGTATAGTATTGGTTCAGCTATTTCTTGTACACTTTGGGACTGGATTTTGTGTATGTGTTTTAAGTCTTCTATGACTGATGTTGTATCGTTGAATATTGTTATTATATTTGAGCCGTTTAGTGGTATTAGTCGTGTGTTGTGAGCGGCCATTAAATGATGAATTATTGTCATATAAGGCACAGCTTTTGCATCTTGTTTGTATTTATAAGATAAGCCTGTTTCTATACCGCATAGCCCGTTTATTGACCATGTTTTATATAGCTGTTTGTTATACTTTTTATAGTGTTTTTCTGCTAAATCTATCAGACTATTTTTTGAATAGTCTGCTTTGGAATAAGCATGTAGCAGCAATGGTAATACTTCATAGTAATCTTCTCTCAAGCCTACAAGTGACGCGATTTTATATTCCAATATATCGATATATTTGGATCTATTCATGCCGTCAAATATATGTGTTTTAGTGTCTATGTGTATCAAGTCTTCTATTGATACATCGCTTTTGGCGGCTCTTTTCAGCATAAGTTCCTCAGGTAATTTATCGCGTATCGCTCTAAACGGTATGTTGTAGTTATCTATCATCATTTCTGCCATATCTAAATCAGCGTTATTTAGTATTATTATGAGTTGTATAATGCCTGGTAGAGTGGAATCGCAGGTTGCTGTTACCATCGGTTCTGGGCTTGTCAGCCATCCGAATACAGTTGCTTGTAACGATGTCTCTGGCCTTACGTGCGCGAGACTTATTAACTTTTTGTGGCTGTACCCGTGTGCGTTTGGTGTAGTGAAGACATCGTTTATGAAGTCTATATGTGTGTTGAGTTCGTCTGGTTCATAAGATTGGTTTATGTACCAGTTGTTTACTGCTTTGCGTAGCAGTCTCCCCCAGCCTCTGTAGTGCATCGCGTAGTAGACAAACAAAAATAGATCTTCACTGTTCCACAGTATCCTGTGAGCGTTTTTTGCTATTGCTTGGCGCTCTTGTGTTTCTCCGCGTGCAATAAGCAATGCTGCTGCAAAGATTACTCCATGCTTATTCAATAATGGGGTGCTGTCGTATTTTGTTTTACTGTCATCAAGATAGAGAGATGCTGCTGTTCGGCTGCTATCTTCTCGTATGCAGTCAATTATTGGTAGTGCGTCTGATAGGTCGTAGTATGGTTTTGTGTAGTTTATGGTGTTGTGGGTGGTTCCGATGCTGGCGAATTTTACCAGGTTATCCCATTTGTCGTTGCGCATTTCTGCCTCATGTTGTTTTTCATGTTGGTTCAAGTTAAGGCGAGCTACGGGCAATTCGTGACGTGGCCTTTGTCTTAGGCCCGTAGGTCGCAGGCTAAATTTGGCCTTGTGACGATTATACAGGTTAGCGGAGGGAAAGGGAGTCGAACCCTTAAGGCTTTTACGCTCGTCTGTTTTCAAGACAGGTGCAGTCACCATTCTGCTTGCCCCTCCAAGAGGCGGAGCTAGTAGGACTCGAACCTACAACAGCTTTACAACTGTTACGGCTTAGCAGGCCGCTGTGTTACCGAATTGCACCATAGCTCCAATATGTGTTTAGATACTGGATGTTGAGTATGGGCGAATAAACTGTACCAGTTTTTCTGTGAGGATGTTTTTGCTAGAAGCAATTTTTATTTTCCAAAAGGCTTTTAGGGTGGTGGTGGGGGAATGATTTGGGGGAAAGATATAGCTCCCCCTTATATAATATTAATATATATTTAATAATTTTATTTATTAAATTATTAAATATATTATTATATCTTTCTACTATTTATATTTATTTTTAAAATACTTGTTAATTAAAAAATATATATTTTTTAATTAATATTTTTATTTATAATATTATTTATATATTTATAAGTATTTTTATTATTTAAGTAATTAGTATTTATTTAAAAATATTATTTTTTAATTACTTGTTATTATTTATTTAAGTTATTAAGTATTTATTTATTATATAAATATCCCAATATAATAATAGGATATATTACTAAACGGGGTTTTCTTTGTCAAGGGAAAATAAAGAAATTTTTCTTAGGGCCGATTCTCGGCTTTCTTTTGAGGTTGATCAATTGTTGAGCGGGGATCTTGAGGATTTGAAGTTTGCTTTGACGGTGCCGAGCCCCGAGTATGAGGTTCGGGTGCGGCAGGGTTTGTCGACTTACGGTGTTGCGCCTTCGATTCAGATGTGGCATGTTGCTGGCGGGCGTTTCTTTTTGCCGAGAGGTTTTATGAGCCAGTGTTTGAAGGCTTTGGGGCAGCTTGGCTATAAAATTAACCTTGAAGACAATAGAGTCGTTTTAAAGGCTTCTACTCCAAAAACCCAAGTAACCCTACGACCTCATCAACGAAAGCCGTTAGAGAGCCTCCTAGGGGCCTTAAACGGGATATATAAAGCTCCTCCTGGTAGTGGTAAGACGGTTGTGTGTCTTGAGTTGTGGAGAAGAGCCGCTCAAAAAGCCATTGTTTTAGTCGATAAAAAGAACTTATTGACGCAGTGGCGAGAAAGAGCTAGACAGCATTTAGGCATAGAAGTAGGTGTTATTGGTGATGGCAAATTTGATGCCCAGCAACCATTAACAATCGCTTTAGTCCAAACACTGACAAGCCGCCAAGCCCAATTATCTGATGATTGGTACAGCAAATTCGGGATGCTCATAGTCGATGAGTGCCATCATGCGGCAGCTAAATCTTGGAGGCATCTTATAGGGAAGTTCCCCGCTAAATACCGGGTAGGAGTATCAGCAACACCAGACCGTGAAAACGGGGCATACAGGATCGCAGAACTCATGCTAGGGCCGATCGTGGCGGTATCGGAAAAAGAAACACTTTACCAATCAGGAACAATAATCAAACCCACAATTAACGTTATTAAAACGGATTTTAAATTTGATTATCACCCAAACCACTCAGCTTTTGAATGCTCTCAGTACTCTTCCTGCTCATCAACATCAAAACACCACACAAACAACTACATGGGCCTTCTAGCGTCACTCGGCAAATGCCCAGAACGCTTACAGCTAATCACAGAAACTGTCAAAAGCGAGCGAGGTAAAACACAACTCATAATATCCAAACGCAAAAATCACCTGCAAAATATCGCTAAAAGCCTAAAAGAAGAAGGCTTAACAGGAATTTGGATGCTCACTGGTTCAGAAAAAAACGAGCAACGTAACGCCGCGATAGAAGCAGCATCAAAAGGCGGCCAAATACTATTATCAACACTAGCTGATGAAGCGCTAGATATCCCTGAACTGGAAGTAGTGCATCTAACTTGGCCAACTAAATCAATCCCTTTAATCGTGCAACAAATAGGGCGCGTAGAAAGAAACCACCACGGTAAAGCACAACCAACTGTTTACGATTACGCAGACAATTCAGTAGGTGTGCTTAGAAACCAATTTATGCAAAGAAAGTTAAGGATTTACTCTAGCGACTATACAATTAGGCCGGCGGTATCAGGCGGTGGGGTAGCCCATTTGCCGGCCTAATTGTATGTTGCGTTACGCGCCCAAACGGAGAAAGACAACCAAAACCCTTTTGAACGCTAATCCTTAACAATATCAATCTAGTTAAGAGACATTTATTATAACAGTTTTATATTTAATCAGCTAGTTGGTATATTTGATGGTGTTTATATAGATATTTTTTTAGTGGCGCAAAATGCGACAAAAGCCACTTTGTTGATTAATTGAGGATGTGTTATTATGGCTGTAGATCAAGCGGAAAGCGGGATGCTGTTAAGCATAGGAGAGGTCGCTAAACGATTAGATCGTGTACCGCACACCATTAGGGTGTGGGAGTACAAAAAGATGCTCCCTGAGGACTTAATGCCTCAGAGAGACGATAAAGGCAGGAGATACTGGACTGAAGCGCAGTACTCCAAGATTTGCCAGTGGATAATTGAAGATAAGATATACCGCGGCAAACATTTGCCTCATGTAAAAAATAAACAAATCCTGATAACAACATGAATAACCGAAAGGTGGGGTAATGCAAAATAACAATGAAACAGCCGATGCTACAAATTCAGCCGATGAACTAGTCGAAGTAAGCTGGTCAATCGATGAGCTAATAGGGCTACCAAACTACTCAAATGTGCGTCTAGGGCCAGTCACGATAAAAATGAAAGTCGCCAAAGATAGAATCGATGAAGGGTTCAAAGAATGCGCTAAACGCGTTGAACAATCATTAGCTATCGAACGTAGCGGCGTTCTCGATGCGCTAAAAACACAAGACGTATAATTAGCCACAAATGTCTAATTATGAGCATGATCTGCTCAGTAAAGCAATACACACTGGGCAGATCGAACACTTAATCAATATAGGTGTAGACGAAACACATTTCGTTGACCGGAAACTGCGCGAAATATGGCGCCTAATAGTTGACCACACAGTCAAATACTCAACTCCGCCATCAATAGACGTAATCAGAGAAACATACGATGACTTCCTCCCGTCGTTCGTCAATGATTCCCTTGAATATGTCGTTGACGTGTTTTTCCAAAAAACGAAAAGACGTATCGCTATCGAACAGTTAAGAGTTATAGCATCATCAATAGACGACGCTCAAAGAGCAGAAAACATAGATGAAATATTTCTTGATTCAGCACGACTTTTAGCCCAATCAGTACCGACAGGAAAAATAGCGAAATTCTCCGATATGGAGAAAAGAATAGAAAAATATAAACAAGACAAAAAAGTTGGTTTTAAACGAGGATTAACAACCGGAATAAAAACCATTGACGAGCTAACATTCGGGATCCAGCCGCATGAATTTGTTGTGATATCAGGATGGTCAGGCCTAGGAAAATCAACACTACTACAGCACATGATGTTCTCCGCTTACACCTACAACGATATTACACCGATGATGATATCGCTCGAAATGGAAGCAGAAGCCTTATACCGCAAATGGGATGCAATGTCGGCAAACTTAACGTATAACTCGTTGAAGGGTCTTAGCCTGTCTGATGAGGAAATGGCGGCATGGGCAAGTAAGTCAGAAAAAGCATCAAAAGCAAAAAATGACATTATTGTTTTGGACAAAATGGGGCGGTGCACAGTAGAAAAAATATACGCTGAAGCAACACGCTACAAACCAGACCTAATTGGGGTAGACTACATTTCACTCATGGATACGCCTAAGCACGCTGGGGGCGCATTGTGGGAAAAAGTTACCTACTTAACTAATAACCTCAAACAGCTTGCGCGTAGCCTAAAAATACCTGTGATAGCTGTAGCTCAAACCAATAGAGAATCAGCGCAAGAAGGGGCTAGGTTAGACAATATCGCTTATAGCCGTTCGATCGGTCAGGATGGCGATATCGTGCTAGGACTTTACTCAGATGATGATATGAAAGCAATCAAGAAAATGGAGGTGCGAATGTTAAAAAATCGTGATGGAGAGATAAGGAATGTGGATATGTATTGGGATATGTCAAAAATGCATTTTGCCGAATGGTCAATGATGCACGAATTTGTTGTCGATGAAAATAATAGGAGCCAAAATGACCACGAACAACTACCATATAACACTTGAGTTAGAAGCTAAGAAAAGCGTTGACGATACCGTTTTTCACCGGCTATATTCTAACCTTTCCGGAAGCGATTTTTTCACTAACGTGCACGGAGGATATGACCGTAAAAAAATAGAGCTACACGTAGATACTTCAGCATGTAGCCAAGACGATGCTATCGACAAACTGCTGATAGCGATCGATTACTTAGTAGAGCAGGATACTTTTGATGTGACTGAGGTTACAGCGCAATATTTGTTGACTGAAAATAAGCGGCCAAAAGGTCCTGTGACAGTAAAAAACTTTGATGGAATGATGACTCACCAAGCATTTGACGATGGATCAAACGTGTATATGTTAAGAGACCATAACAATGTTGATTTATGCTTAGTTGAATTAGAAAAAATGTGCAATGATTATGAAACGCTTAATCGCGCAACGAATATCTTATCGGAGAAATTTGATGGTACAACGTATGCTTCATAACGTGGTTGACGCTCAAGAAATAATGCAAGCAATCAGGCAAGGGAAAACGGTAAAAAGATTCGGTGATTACAGTGTTGTACACGGTAAAAAAGGCAAAAAAAGAAAACGTAAATGACATTAAATTTCGTTGACATTGAGCATATGTTGTCCAGCATGGGCGTAGAGAATGTAGCTTCGCGAGGCGATGAAGTACAGTTTTCCTGCCCGTTCCCTGGCCACGCATACGGGGACAGAAACCCGTCCAATTCAATGAATAAAGAAACGACCGCATGGAACTGTTTTGGTTGTCACCGCGCAGGTAACGCAATAACGTTCGTTGCGATGTTTGAGGGGATTTCGCCAGCAAAAGCATTCCACTGGCTAAACCAAGCATATAACAAATCCTACCAATCAAAAGACGCGGCGACCGTGCTAGAAGAATGTATCGGTAAAAGCGAAAAAACCAACAAAATAGTTTCTAACACAACCATCACGAATGGTCCTGTAAGGACTGTTAACTGGGCAAAAGTAGCCGAAAACATAGGCAACGCGCCAGAAAGCCTTGTGTACATGCTGGAACGCAAATTTGCGCCAGTTACCTTAAGTGCTTATGAAATTAGTTACGATGAAATAAGTGACCGTATAGCTATACCAATTAAGAACAAGTCAGGCGAATTAGTAGGGTACAAAGCTAGAACACCTTATGATAATGTCGCGCCAAGATACATAGTGCTCGGTGACGTTGGCGGCGATAGCACATACCAGTTTAAGCCATGCAAAATATCGTTAGAAGTATTCAATCTTCACCGGTACAACTCAGGCGATGTAATTATTTGTGAAGGTGAGTTAAACGCCATAATGCTAACACAGCTTGGTTATCGCGCAATCGCCATTAGCGGATCTAACCCATCAGACCACCAGTTAGAAGCAATAGCGAACACTTTTGACGAAGTGATCTTATTCTTGGATAGTGATAAAGCTGGCAAAAAGTGCTTAAAAAAAATTAGTAAAGAACTAGAATTTAACTGTGTGGTAAAAACGGTGGCGGAGCATGAAGGTGATGCCTGCAGCTTAACTGCCAACGAATGCCACACTTTAATAAAACAGTCGCAATCATCTTTGCAACAAATAGCAAACATAAGACAGACATAAGATAGGAGAAAACATGTCAAAAGGGTTAGAATCAGCGCTACAATCATTGAAGAAAAATACGCCTTCGTTTGGGCCAAAAGCAAATTACTTTCGTTTAAAAGATGGGGAAACAGCGACTATAAGATTCCTTGAAGAAGCCGATGATATCCGTTGGGCTTACATGTATCAAGTGCCTGTAATGGGCGCAAAATATCCAGTTTTTGTGCCAACTCTTGACCAAGAACAAGATGGGGCGGACTGCCCATTCCGAGATAGCGAAAAAGTGACAGGAGCGCCACGGCTACGTTTTTTCGCAAACGTTATTTGGCGCGGAGCACCAAAATACAAGAAAGATCAAACTGGGAAATATTTAAGAGATAGTAACAACCAGCTGCTAGTGGATGGTAACGAGGACGCTGTAGCTATCTGGAACAATGGTAGGAGAGTGCTTGAACAGTTGTACGCTATAGATCAAGAGATCAAAGGTATAACATCAAGGGACATTAAGGTTCGTCGTCAAGGTGCGGGCAAAGAGACACAGTACATAATTTATCCTTCCGAAACAGTTGTAGAGCTAAGCGATAACGATAAGCGTTTAGCTAACGATAAGTTCGATGTTACGCCATTTGTTAAGCCACCATCATTTGACGAGGCTATGGAAATGCTCGGAGCAGAGAAAACTACTAATGATGCTATAGAGAGCGCGAAAAGCGCTAACCTATTCTTAAACGCGCAGTGACCAGCAACGACACTATATCGTTGATTCACAAAACATGCTTGGAAATAGCGGGCATGCTAGCGTCAAAGAGCGAAGCGTACGGGGATTCAATATTTAACCCTGTACGCGTATTCTCTGACGCTAGCATCCGTGAGCAAATATTGGTAAGAATCGACGATAAACTATCAAGAATAAAACGTGGCGGAAACGATAACGAAGACACCCTGCAAGATCTAATAGGGTACTTAATATTGCTGAAAATTAGTGAAGATAAGCAATGCTAGATTTCGTTCATTTGCACCGCCATTCTGACTTCTCTCTGCTCGATGGCGCAGGATCGGCAGAAGAATACGCAGAACGTTGCTCGGAAATCGGTCAAAATGCTTTAGCGATAACTGATCATGGGAACCTTTGCGGCGCGATCCACCACATAGAAGCATGCAAAAACTACGATATATACCCAGTGCTTGGCATGGAAGCGTACCTAAAGGATGACCGAACGCTACAAGATAAAGAACATAAAAAGGCTTACCATACCACGCTATGGTCGTTAAGCCTGCGCGGATGGCACAACCTGATCAACCTATCATCAGAAGCATATACCAGTGGGTTCTACTATCGGCCTTGCGCCGACTGGGAATTATTCCGTAAGTTTGGTGAAGGACTGGCCGTTTCTACTGGTTGTATGGCAGGGCCAATACCGCAGGCCATACTAGCCGGTGACGACAAAAGCGTAGCGAAGTACTGTGAACTGCTCAAGCAGTGTTTTGGCGATAACGTGTTCGTCGAAATTATGCCTCATAAAATGGACCAAATAGCGCAAATCAACCTGGAAATTATAGGTATAGCTAATGAACAAGGTTGGCCAATAATAGCTACCGTTGACGCCCACTACCCTTACCGCGATTGGGCATCAACGCAAGACATTATGCTGATGATATCCACTGGGCAAACAATTAGGAAGCGTAAAGAGGCGGAAGAAAAAGGCGAAGATGTATACAAGTTCGATATAGACACTCTCTACTTGATGGATAGGGAGGAAGTCGAAGCGAATTTTGCTAGCAACCACCCGGCCATACCAGCATCAATTATCAAGCAAGCGTGTGATAACACCTTAGAGCTGACATCGCGCATAGACATGTTCATGGTGGACAAGTCAAGCAAAATGCCGAGAGTAAAAATTGAGAGAAACGTGCGCGATGAAATAGTGGACTGGTGCGGAGAAGGTTTGGAAAGGATCGCAAAAACAGGCAATGAGCAATATGAGAAAAGGCTCGAATACGAGCTAGGTATACTAGAGGATAAGAACGCGTTAGACTATTTTTACCTCGTTGGTGACCTAGTGAAATGGGCGAAAAGTAACGGCATAAGAGTGGGTATCGGAAGAGGTTCTGCTGCCGGCTGTTTAGTGTCGTATTTGATTGGCATAACGAACGTTGACCCAATGCCGTACGGCCTAATTTTTGAGCGTTTCTTGAATCCGAGTCGCGCGTCAATGCCAGACATTGATCTTGATTTCCAGCACGATCGCCGGGAAGAAGTGAAAGAATACTTAGCAAACAAATGGGGGAAAGACCATGTTGTGGATATTGCTGCCTTCCAGACATTCCAGGTTAAATCGGCAATCAAAGATGTAGCAAGAGTCCTTGATGTCCCTCTCGATGTCGTGATGCCAATATCTACACTGCTCGATGAGTACCGCGATGAGAATTTAGAAGATGTGTATAACATGAGCAGCAGAATAAAGAAGTTCGCTGACCAGTATCCTGAGGTGTGGGAGCACGCCGGGCGGCTCCACAACCACGCCAAATCGCAGTCTAAGCACCCTGCCGGTGTTGTAATAACTGATAAGCCAGTAGTGAGTTACATGCCTTTAATGCGCGGTAAAAACAGTGAGATAGTAACTCAATGGTCAGAGATGGTAGGTTTCCATGCTGTAACTGAATACGGGTTTTTGAAGGTAGATATTTTAGGGACAGATGGATTGACTCGCCAAAAAATGACACTTAAACTAATTGAGCAGAACAAAGGGGAAAAAGTTGAGATTGACAACCTGGAAGTCTTCAGCGATCCGTCGAAGGTACACGATGATGTTATGGAGGCTTGGCAAAAAGGCGATACGTTCGGCATCTTCCAATTCGCCTCATCCGGGATAACTCGATTAATAAAACAGATACAGCCAACCAACCTTGAGGATATCGTGGCCGCTAATGCTCTTTACCGGCCTGGGCCGCTCCAAAGCGGAACAGCATTCTCTTACGGGAAACGTAAGCATGGCGATGAGCCAGTAGAGTACTGGCACGATTCGCTCAAACCATACATGGGCAGAACGTACGGCCTTTTGGTGTATCAAGAGCAGGTCATGAAAGTCGTTGAAGAGATCGGCGGCTTCTCCCTAGTTGAAGCTGACAATGTGCGCAAAGCTATCACTAAGTGGGTTGGCGCTAAAGGCGAAAAATATTTGAAGCAGTACCGAGAAAAATTCGTTGAGGGCGCTAAAAGTAACGGTATCGAGGCTGAAAAAGCGAACGAGATATGGGGTAAGCTAGTTCAGTTCGCATCATACGCGTTCAATGCCTCACACTCAGCTTGTTACGCGGCTCAAGCTTACCAAGACATGTATTTAAAAGTTAAATACCCGTTAGAGTTCTACACTGCTTTGCTGACAATTGAAAAGGATGATGTGCCGAGGGCAGTTAAAGAAGCAAAAGCCAAAGGCATATCAGTATTGCCACCCAACATAAATACTTCGCATTCATCTTTTTCTATCGATAATGAGTCGATACGCTTTGGCTTGAGCGCTGTCAAATTTGTTGGCGTGTCAGCAATGCAAGCAATCCTTAAGGCTAGGGAAGATGGTAGTTTCACTTCTTACGATGATTTTTGTGAGCGTGTGGAGGCACGAAAATGCAACAAAAGGGTTAAAGAAGCACTTTTAAGGGCGGGTGCTTTTGATTGTTTTGGCGCTAGAGGAGAATGGGCGGAGCGTGAAGTCGCTGAAGCCGAATCAGAACTACTAGGAATGTCTCTAACGATAGACCAGTCTAAACCAGAATATGTAGAGCTTATTGACCGGATGATGACACCAGCGGACGATTTTGCCGATAAACCTGAGAACGCTATTGTGGTAGTTGGCGGGGAAATAATATCGTGTGTACACAAAAAAACAAAAGCTAACAAAGAAATGTGCTTATTCTCAATATTGCACCGTGGTGTTGTGACTGACATGATCTGTTTCCCAAGTGTGTATCCTAAGTTAAGGGATGATCTTTTTGTTGGGGCGATTATCATGGCGAGAGGGTCAAAGGATGGCCGTGGCGGGGTAAGGGTAGGTGTGGTAAGCCCATTAGAAACATTATTTGAGGTTATGGCGGAACAAGAAGATGAATGATCCTGAGCAACAATTGGAAATAGCAATTAACGCAATACGCAAAAAATACGGTGAAAATAGTTTGCGCTATGGTGATGAGCAAGATGCTATTGGGAGGATTTCTACAGGTTCTTTAGCTTTCGACTATGCTACTGGAGGGGGAATACCAATCGGGCGGTTCTCACGTTTTTATGGCGGATTCTCATCTTGTAAATCGTTGACATGTTGGCGCGTTATCAAGCAGGCGCAAGCTCAGGGCATGACATGCGCCTACTACAACATCGAGAAACAATACGATCGTTCTTTAGTGGAAAGGATCGGGATAGATAGTAAGAGTCTGATGGTGGTTGAAGGTACAACAATCGAAGAAACATCGGCAAAAATGGAAGCTTTGTTAGGTTCTGTCGATCTTCATGTAGTGGACAGTTGCTCTAACGCTGTATCTATCGATGAACTCAACGCTGACGTAGCCGACTGGCAAATGGGGCTAGCAGCAAGGGTGTGGGGAAAAGTTTTGCGCAGAATAAATGAGCGCATCAACAGCAACAACACTGTGATACTAGTTGACCAGATCCGTGAATCAATGGCTTACGGTGGTGGGCACAGAGTGCCGGGAGGACGAATAATGGAGCATATTAGCTCTATGTCGGTTCTCTTCCGTAAAGGCAAATGGATGTTCTACGATAAGCACGGGAATTTGAGTGTAGACGCTGTATCGTCTGATACGTTATCCGGTTCCGCGGAAGCCGATGGCATAGAAATAATCGTGAAAGTGGAGAAGAGCCGTGTAGGTAGGCCGTTTAAAACAGCAAAAATGTATTTAGATCTCAATAAAATGACTTTTGATATTGACGCGGAAAGAACGCAAATAGCGAAACATTTCAAGCTAGTTGAAAGGTCGGGGGCATGGTACACGCTACCTTCAGGCGAGCGTGTGCAAGGCATTAACGCCTTACGCGAGTACATCTCAAAAAACAAGGATTTTCAGCAGAAAATCGATGATATGGTGAGGGGAAACACAGACAGCACGATTTGACACCGTGTGATATAGTCATTTTTAGTAATAGTAAGAACATATAATTGTCTTTGTAAGTAAGAATAGTGGGGGACAGTATTGTCAAATTCTTATAAAATTGGTATGCAATTTGAGCGCAAATTTGCTAACAAAACAGGCGCCAAATTAACACCAGGATCCGGTTCAAAATGGTACGCAAAAATGGATGCGAACCACAACCGTATCGTATGGTCGCTCAAAAAAACGACTCAAGAATCATACACAGTTAAACGTTCACTATTTGATGAGCTGCGCAGAGTCGTAAACAGCTCTAACGCTGACTACGATGATATACCAGCGCTTTGCGTATCCGTAAAAGATTTAGGTGAAATCGTGATGATGGAGCTTGACGATTTCATATCGTTGCTAGCGGATGATAATAAGCCATCTTTCTCTATGGACAAAGCCACACGTAAAGCTGCAGCGGCAAAAGTCCCAGAACTGCTGCGGGAGGCTGGTAATGGCTAGTAGAGCTGATTTATTCTCTTTCATAAATAACATGCAACAGCATAATAAGTTGTCGGTAGTTGAAATAATTCAACAAGCGTACGCTGACAACGCGCAAAAACAATGGGAAAACACTTTAGCTAGTATGCCACACGGAAGGGAGTGGCATACTAGCTTCCACGCTAGTTCGTTCCCAGGGGATAACCCGAAATCTTGCCCAAGGTCGTCTTTGTATAACATGATGGGGGTACCACCTGATACGCCTCATAATTTCTATTCTGTAGCTATCATGGACCTGGGCAAGAGTATTGAAACCCATATTGTAACTCAATTGCACGACGCGGGAGTTTTGTTATCGAACCCGCCAGACGCGGATACTCAGACAGCATTCTCCGATGATGAGTCGTGGCTTACCGGTTCGTGTGATGCTGTGATTGACTTAAATGGTAGGCCGCACGTCCTTGAGATAAAGACTAAGAGTGAAGAGCACATGCAATCGATGAAGAAGCAGATGGTTACTTACGATGATCAACATAAGCGCCAGTTGCTAACTTATGTTTCGATGTTCAATAGTGTTTCGGGTGAGCTATGGCCTGATATGGAGACTCTAGTGGATGGAACATTGTTATATGTATCGAGGGGTAATACTACTAATATGGTGGGGTTCACTTTTGGGGTTGATGATGAATTCTATGCCGCTGGGAGAAACAAGCTGATGGAGTGGAAAGATATGTTTATTAACTCTGTTTTGCCTGAAAGGCCTAAGGAATGGCGGTGGACAGAGCAACCTTGCAAATGGTGTAAATACAAAAAAGAAACTTGTAAACCAGATTTTAAAAATGCTGTAAACAGTTTGCGTGATTCTTATGGTGTGCTGTGGGCAAAAAAAGTTTATAGCAGCTATAATTACGATGTTGCGCATGAAAAAGTTTTAAGGTCATGGAATGTCGAAAGTACAACGTAGTATTGATGCAGAATTAGCGGATGCAATAATAGTAGAAGTTAAAACAAGAGGGCTATATAAAGGTTCAACTCCTTCTACAGATACTGAGAAAATTGAACTAGCTGTATCTTTAATTGATCAAGCGTACGGCGCTAAAAAAATGAATTCTAAAAGCGATAATGTTAACGCTATTATAAACATGGTTGAAAACAACGAAAGCGTTGGTGCGCGCGCTAAAAAGAAAGCGGCTAAAACTCCACAGAAAAAGGTTGTTGCTAAAAAATCTGTGTCTGTAAGTGATTTTATAGCTGATCAAGGGTTGCCTGAACCTGAAGGCGTGCATGAAGATGTGCCGACACTACCAGCAGATTTTACTTTGTTAAAAGATGTAGAGGTGCGGAAATTTCATTCTGTGTTCAACGCTTTAAGTGTCAGAGCTTACTGGCTTGCAACGCAAGAAGAGTCGTATATGGAAGAGGCTCAAGAAATGTCTAAAACATTATTGACCAAGAGCATGAACGAGGTCGATGAACTTGACGCTAAAGGGCGCCCGCGTAAGGCGACTGTGATTAAAGAAGAAGCATCACGGAATGATGAGTACATTGAGTGGAACAACAAAGTGGTTGAGCATAGGAAGCGTTATAGGGCGCTCAGAAACTTAGCTGAAGGGTATGAGAAAAAACATAAAGCATTGAGCCGTGAATGGACAATGAGATCGGGAGAGTAATGTGGTTATGGATTATATTGTTGCTTCACTTGAGGCTATCTTAGGCTTGGCAGTGTCAGTATTTTTATCGGCAGTATTTGCCGTGTCTGCTGGCTTTTGCTTTGCTTTGTTGTGGTGTGTTACAAAAGCTGGGTATGATTATGGTGTTTCGTTTATACATTATTTGACTTAAAAGCTATTTCACGTTTATTTCCTTCTGATTGTCTTTATCATATGTATTAATATGAGGACATTGGGTGTTGATCCTAGTTCAAAATCGACGGGGTTAGCTTTAATAGAAAATTTTAAAACTGTGCAAGTTGATTTGTGGCGGCCGGCCACAAAATCTGTTCATGATTCTTTAGCGAGTTTGCATAATTATTTATTAGCATCGCCATTAACTTGTTATATAGATTCGGTATGTGTTGAAAAAATATCTGTTACCCGTAATATGAATACGGTAAGAAGAATTTCGTATGTGGAAGGCGTAGCGTTGTCGATCGCCGGGTTACTAGGTTGCATGAAAGTTGAACAATTGAATCCTAAACAAGCTAGAAAAATTGTGTTCGGTGAAGGCGACATATCGAAACGTGAAGTGTACGAGAGAATAATTAGCTCTACCAGTATTGATTTTCTACCATTTGATAAGGGTGGATCTGACCAGGCGGATGCTGCAGTTGTTGGGTTAGCTTTGCAGTACCAGGCTCGTGAAGAGATACTCGGGAATGATGAAGAGTAGGTAGCTGTGGCCGGCGGTTGGACAGATGAGCGCAGGGAAGAGGCGAGCCAGCGTGCAAAACGCCTCTTCAAAGAAGGCCGCCTTGGCGGGAAACAGCCAGGCGCTGGCAGGCCTAAGAAGCAGAGAGCCTCTGAAAAAGTCGCGGAAGCAGCAAAAGCTAAAGCGGACAAGATAGTTAAAGCTTTTGAGGATGCGATAGATGAGAGCAATCCTGCATCTGTACGTCTGAGCGCAGCCAGAGAATGGCTAAAAGTAGAGCAAGACGAAACCAAATTGCAAATGGAGGAGGAGCGTCATGTCGACCAGCTCCAAACGAACCAGCTCATCCAACAAATCACCCAGAAAATATCAAGGCTCCAAGACGCAGGAGTCATCGGAGACGTCGTTGACGCAGAAGTTATCGATGTTATCGAGGAGGGAGCTTCGGGACTTCCTGAAGGACCTTCTGATTCTGGAGAAGAAGACTGGTCTGGATGGGCCAAGGGATGATGATGAGCTGTGGTTGTGGATAAAAGAAAATCTTCATGTTGAGGTGCCTCGCACTGCGGTATGCGAGAACCATGAAGCGCCATTTGAGTTCATAGCAGATCTATATTTTGAGCGTGAAGATTCAGCTGTAGTTGTCGCGAATCGTTCTGGCGCTAAAACTTTTAACGTTGCGATTTTGCACCTAGTGAACTCTATGCATAAACCTGGGATGGAGTCAGCTACGGTCGGGGCAATTGAAATGCAGGCAAAAAGAGCTTACCAGCATCTAACTAGTCTTACTGATCTGGTTGAGAAGAAGGGTATTAAGTATTCAAAGATTACTGAGACTGTCTGGCATAATAAATCGAAAGTTGAGATATTGCCTGGTACGACGGCTGGCGTTAACGGCCCTCACCCAGTGGTTGTGCATGCTGACGAGGTAGAGCTTATGGACCCGGTTGTCTTCGTCGAATCCAGGAGCATGTCTTCGTCGAAGAAGACTCCTGCGCGTACCTATAAGGCTCAGGATATTATTACGTCTACTCGTAAACGAGCGAATGGGCCGATGCAAAAACTTGTTGATGAGAGCAATGAGGCTGAACGTAATGGGCTTAAGCCACCATACAGAATCTATATGTGGTGTATTTTTGAGACGGCGGCGAAAGTAGATAACTGCCAGGTAGCTAACCCTGATATGCCAGATTGTGATAAGTGCGAGTGCGATAAAGTTGTTAAAGGGGTGTGGGATGATGGTTCGCCGCGCACGCTCAAAAATGTTTGTAATGGTAAGTTGGCTAAGTCTAATGGCTGGATACCGTACAGTGATATTGTTAAGACGTTCACTAAGACGACTCGCGATTCGTGGGAAGCGCAGCAAGAGTGCATAAGGCCTTCCACTTCTGGCCTAGTTTTAAGAAATTTTGGCACTGAAACTAATGGTGTGAGGCGTTGGGAGCCAGACCCTAGCTTCGGCAAAATATATGCTGGTATTGACTTTGGTGGCAAAAACCCTCATGCCGTAATTTGGATGCAGGTCCTCGATAATGATGTTGATGCTATTGCTGCGCGTGGCGAGAAGATCAGGCTTAAAGAGGGTACTAGAGTTATCTTTGATGAGCTTTATATAGCTGGTGTTGGCAATGCTAGGTTGGCTGAGATGATAGCTGAACGAGAAAGGTCGTGGAAGAAGAAATACTCTACGTTTCGTGTCGCGGGAAGATTCGCTGACCCTCAGGGCAGGGCTGCCAGGCTCGATCTAGTTCGCGCAGAAACTAGCATACGTACCCAGTGGATGACTACAAGGGATGTTAAAGAGCATATTAAGGTGATGGTTGAATTAGTTGATGACCGTATGCTTTTTGTTGATGTTGAGAGGTGTGAGATGTGGTGCGAGGAGGTTGAGTCTTGGCATTACCCGAACAAGAATGCTTCTTTGATCGATGACCCGGAGATTCCGGTTAAGGATTTTGATCATGCAATGGATGCTTCACGGTATTGTTTAGCTAATTTGTATGCAATGGAGAATAATGTTGGCAAGAATAGTTCTAGCAATATGCCGTTAGCAGCTAAAAAAGTTAGTTATAGTTTGCCTAAATCTTCCCGTGAAAATGATGGTACTTCTTGGATGAAGCAGTTTCAAATACCTAATCGTTAATATATAATATTAATTTAAATGTCTGTTGAAGATTTTAAAGCGAAAGCCAGTAGAGAGCGTGCTAATAAGGCTTTAGCTAAAGATAAAGGGCCTACAATGTTGCAGCAAACTGGTGCTGCAATATCATGGCAAAAAATGTATGACACATTAGGGCAACCTTTCGATTCGACAAGCATACCATTAAGCAAATTGCAACAAATGCGGCGCGACCCAATGATCGCTTTCGCGCTAATGTACTGTAAAGTTCCTCTCATCAGAGCCCCGTGGTACATACAATGCAGTGATTCTCAAATAGCGGCATTTGTAGATAATGCTTTAAGGGCCATCTACGGATCGTTCATTCTGCAATACACTAACTGTTTCGATTTTGGCTATCAGGCAATTGTTAAAAGGTTTGAGCTTACAAAACCAGACTGGGAGTATATCGATAAAGATACCGGGGACCTTAAAAAGGTGTGGGACAGCGAAAATGTTGATGCTTTAGTCTGGAAAAACTTTGTGGCACTAACGCCCGAGCTCGTTAACCCAGTATGGACAGATAACGGAGATTTCAACGGGATCGAATACAGCAACGCAAGCATGTTAAACGTCTTTGCTTTAAACCAAGACGGCACAGGCAGAATAATCGACCTAGACTACGCGCTATGGGTGGTCAACGATAAACAATCGGTTTTCGGCTCACTCTGGGGGTACCCGCGCATAGGTCACGCGTACAGGTATTGGTGG